GCTGCGAAGATGAAGAGTAGCAATACTACCTCCAATTTACGTTATGAGTTACATAATGCGCGTCCCCGAACTGCTTGGCAGCAGTTATGGGCACCATTCTTCCGGGATCGTTCTGGTCTCGAAGATCGGGGCTGAGGGGGCCTTGGCGTAGTTGACGGAGTGTCCCATCAGAGTAATCTGAGGGATCCTAGGCTCACCGTCACCAAACACGCTAAGGAAGTAGCCAAACACCGCAAGTTGTACTCCATTAAGGAGTTATCCCCCAACTTGGATCTAGGTGTCAATAATGCGGATATTAACACATTGGAGTGTGCGCTTTTAACGCGCATGTACTACTGCAAAGTTGGAGAGGACTTTGTAGCTCCACCAACCGTGAACACGGATCTGTTTGCGGATAGACTATCAAACTTTAAGCGGAAGTTGTTACAGATGACCAGAACCCCCCCCAAGTTTACCTTGCAGGAAACTGTGGAGACGTACACGGGCAGGCGGCTGACTATCTATACTAACGCAATGAAGAAGTTGATGGAGATCGGGCTATCAAGGCAAGACGCTAAGTCAATAGCGTTTACCAAGATGGAGTTGGTAAATCCCGGTAAGGCACCTCGGTGTATTCAACCACGTGACCCTGCATATAATTTGAGTTTGGGTAGGTATATTAAAGCCGCCGAACATAAAATATACGATGGTATCAGACGAGTGTTCGGTGACGGACCCACTGTCATGAAGGGCTATAATGTTGAAGAAATTGGAGGGATCGCGCGAGGAAAATGGAATAGTTTCAGCCGACCCGTGGCGGTTGGTTTGGATGCTACGAAGTTCGACATGCACGTATCACCAGCCGCTTTGGAATGGGAACACTCGATTTATTTGGAGTTGTTTCATCAATCTAAGGATTTAGCCAAGCTGCTTTCATGGCAGATGGACAATAAAGGTGCCGGGTTCTGTCCGGATGGAAAACTCAAATACCACGTTAAAGGGAAGAGATTTTCAGGTGATATGAATACAGGCCTTGGCAATTGCATTTTGATGTGTGCCATGGTTTATGCCTATGCTGAGGAAAGAGGAG